TTTCTCGATGACGGAGTCTCTCGTGGTCGATAACCTCCTTCACAAGGTAGTACCCCATGACAGCGGTGACGAGAACTCGATACGTCGCGGTAGTGACTTTGGCTGCGCTCACGGCAACTCTGACAACTTGCATGTGCTTGCTCCGACTTGGGTTTTGATCCACCGAGCAACCTCCTCGCGTGGTACGAGGCGGGTTCGAAACTCAGTGCTGGAAAGTGGGGTATCCCACTCTTTGTTCCGGTAGATCACACCCCCGTCGGGTGTTCCAAGCACAACAGCTACGTTGCGCCCTTCGTCATATCTGTTGTTCAACCATCGACGTTGTCGAGGCGTGAGGTCCGGAAGGATCTCTGCGCTTCTCGGAATTCTCGGAATGAACTTGTACTCGATCCACATGTCCCCAACGTCACCGCTGTAGTAGACGTCAGGAGTACCTGAGCGCAGCGGGTTGTACATCTTCTCGAAGTACGGTTTCTCCCCGCTGAACTTCTTGTGAACGGATGCGATGAACGTGTTCTCGGGTTTAGTTGCCATCAAAGAGCCTGCGAATGGTGTTTTGGAGATCCTCCAGCGTACCACCGTTCACGATCTTGATATCACCTTCTTCACCCTTGAACTCGATCCCCGCTTCCGATGCATGGGCTTCCACCGCGACGTTGTTGGGGCGCTCGATGTGGATCACACGCCCGTGAGCCCGGACCCACGCGGCTTCGTTCTCAAAGCGTACATCTGCGATCACCATGCCCGGTCCGAAGTTGAGCAGTCGCTGCTTGGCCAGAATCAGCCACAAGTCCTGATTGATGAGCTGACGACCCCACTCAGTCCCCAGCGTCTGCATAAGCCGACGCGGTGAAACACCGAGAGCTGGGATGATGTTCTCCTTGTTCGCCTGCCAGTACGGGTCGGACATATCGATGCCCAGCGGTACGAGCATCGCGCGGATCGGATCTGCGAACGAATACACGTAGCCGCCACGGTAGCTGACGATGAAATTAGCCACCGTGTCTTTGCCCGTACGGGCACGCCCGTGAAGCCCGATTACTGCTGCTTTATGCATGCCATGATCTCCTGTGTGTGAATGGCTTGAGTGACTGCATCGTCGAGTCCGTTGTGGTACACGCCGACGCGATTGACCTCGATGTCCTCACCGAACAGACGTTTCAGTGTGCGGTAACAGCGGTTGCTACCGTACGACCACGGCTTGGCCATAGAGAACGATTCGTAGAGGCTTCCGAGGATGAGGTTGTCGAAGTCAACACCGTTGCCCCACAGCTTCATGCTCTCTCCGCCGTTACGAGCGATGAACGCAGCAAACTCGGTTAAGCCCTGCGCTGTACTGACACGGCGCACGCCGTCTGGGGGCGGATCAGCAAACAGCTGCTTAGCGGCAGCGTCTTGTTGCATCCACCACCGTACCGTGCTCGCACTGATCGTACGACCGACGCGTTGTTGCACTTCAGGATCGGTGAGCTCGACGTAGAACTTCTCACCCAGTTCCTTAGAGCAGGGATCGAATGCAACGGCACCGATACTCAGTACGACGGCGCTATGCACCGTGTCCAGAGTTTCGATATCCACCATGATGTTGTCCATGTAACGGCTCCTGATGAATTGAAAAAGCCCGGGAACTATCGTCCCCGGGCTCCGTTTGGCTGGCGTGCCGGTACAGCTTATGCCGTTTCAGTGGGCATAGCTCGCGTGGGCACGTCCCACCGAGTTTTGGGTTCGGGAGCCAACTTTTGCAGGTTGGCTTCAGCCTTGGTCAGCTCAGCGGCAGCCAGCTTAATGGTCTTGTCCAGCTCCTTCATCTTGACGGTATGCGCTTTTTCCAGCTCTTTCAGCATGGCGGCGTGCGCCTTTTCCAGCTCTTTCAGCTGGGCGGTATGCGCCTTTTCCAAAGCAGCACGGTCTTTGGTCAGGCTGGCGTGCTTGACCTTCGCGGATTTGACCGCTTCTTTGGCGCTGTTGACGGCCAGTTTCTTTTCGGCCGGGGTGAGGATAACACTCGGTGTACGTGCCATTTCAGGCTCCTTGGTTCGTTGATGAGACTGGCGGTACCCGGCCAGAACGGGTTGGGTAGGAGAGCAGCATTTGAATCAGCTGCTCTCCACAACTTGTCGATTAGCGGACGCCGCGACGGACAGGTTGGCCACGGCCTGCAGTCACGCCTTTGGGGGGTGTGTACTGCGACACGTCGGGCTCAGCAGTCAGACGCGTGTTGGCTTCTTCGCGACGGTTCATGTACGTCTCGAATTCCTCGGCCTTTAGCGGGCGCACTACCGAGAAACGCGGGGCAGCGTACTGCACATCTTGGTCCAGCGTGATGCGCGTGATCACGCCGATCGGGATGGTCTTGTGCTTGGTGGCCAGCATCTTGACGTAGGCGTCGAAGGCCTTCAAAGACGTGGGGGGCACCGACATGATCCAGATCGGGGGTTCGTCACCATCCAGCGCTACAGGCGCCACGGCCAGCAAACGCGTGTTCTTGCAGGCTTTGCCCTTGCCAGCCGAGCCGAACTGGTTGTTCGGACAGGCACTGCAGGTTTCGGCTTGCTTGTTGGGTGAATTGGGGCTGGGCACAAGTAGGCTGGGCTCGGTGCCGATAGCGAAGCAGCCGGGGGGTTGCGGATTGTCGCGATCGAACGGACCGTCGTAGAACAAGTTGCTCGACACGAAGTCGATGATCACCACTTCGAGTTCTTCACCTTCACCACCATCGGGCGTGATCATGCTGCGGTTGGAGTTGAAGCGGATGCGATCACCGGACGGGGTCGCGATGCGCTTGCTGATCTCCGCCGCCTCCTTCGCAAGTTGCTCTTGGTAGTTGACGGGAAGGTTGGCTTTTGCACGGGTTGCCATCTTTGATTCTCCTTGAATCGTTACACGGAACGGATGTTCAGCTTGCGCTGAGTGAAAGGCACGACGCCGGGAATGGCGCCTTTGCTGTCGAACAGCTCACGACAGCCGGTGACCGACGGACGACGTTCGAGCAAGTGGTAGTACTTGTGCCTGTGGATGTATGCATAGAACGCATCCCAGTCCTCGACCGACGGTCTGACAGACGTCGAGATAGACACCGTAGCTTTCGAACCAGTCGACTTGGTGATGTTCTGTTGATCCATCAGTTCGATCAGTTCGTTTTCCACGAGGTCGATCTCTTGAGCTTTCGCCTTGAGCAGCTCTTCGAGCTGACGTTTCTCTTCTCGCAGTGCGTGAAGAGCATCGATTTTAGCACCAACGGTACTCATCTGATATCACTCCAAAGTGTAAATTTCAGGTCTGCCAGCATCGCGGGCAGTTGACGAGCTTCGTGAACGCCCCGTTGCGCTCACGGATTTGGCCCCGGCCTTCGCAGACTGGGCATACCTTGTTCTGCAGGCCTTCATAGGCCTTCTTCACAGCGTCGAACTTCTCCGCGTCACCTCCTTCCCGGTCGGGGTGGTACTTCATGGCAAGCCGCTTGTATGCGGCACGAATCTCTTCATCCGTAGCACTAGGTGCTACGCCCAATGTGTCGTAGTGACTCATACTCTTTACTTGGAGTAGCAGTAGTCAAAGCCGCCTTCGGCCGAGAGTGGAAGTCCCGGTGCCCAGTCAGGTGCAGTTGACATGGTCTTGATCATGAAGTCGAGAGCCTTCTTGGCGTCCTTCTCCTTGGCGATGATCACGATCTCATCGTGCGTCATGGTCACGATCCGATATCCGGCATCGTGGATCTTCAGCATCTGCTCGGCAATGATGATGCGCGAGAGAGCCTGCACCACGTTCTCAGTGAGCAGCCCGCCGTACAGCTTGGTTCGCCCGCTGCGTGTGAGATATGTGGTCTCGGTCATCACGAGATCGTCCCGCGAGATGTCGGCGGTGCCATGCAGACCGAAGTACTGCAGGAACAGTCCATTGGGCAAGCGTAGAAAGCCCTTACCAGATTCGATCGGGCCTTCCTCGCTCTTGATCCCCAGCGTCATGTTGGTGATCATCTGGTCCATCTTTCGCCAGTAAGCCTTGATCTTCCAGTTCTTCTGACGGTAGATGTTGACGATGCGTCGGCACTCGTCTTCGCTGATATCTACTGGTGGCCCCATCACACCCTGTTTTAGCGTTTGTTGGAGCTTCTGCGGGCCCATGCCATAGCCCAGACCCAGTACACAGATCTTGCCGATGAAACGCTGGTCTTTGGTCACGTCTTTTACTGGGACGTTGTAGATCACTGAGGCCATCAGCTTGTACACGTCTTGCTTCGTAGCGAAGGCATTGACGATGTCCATCTGTTTGGCTAGCCATGCGAGGACACGAGCCTCGATCTGTGCAGAGTCGGCGACTACGATTACGTAGCCCTTCGGCGCAAGAATCGAACGGCGCAGCTCACCGCCGCGCTTCAGGTTCTGCAAGTTCATCTTGTTCCCACCAGACCAGCGGTGAGTATGGGCGCCGCTGTAGTTCAGCAGGATGGGCAGCTTCTTGCCGTCGCGCCCAGCTTCAAGGAAACGGTTCGCACGGGTCTCGCCGATGGTGGACTTCACCTTGAGCCGAGCCTCACACAGCGCACGTACCTTGTCGTTGCCGTTCTTCATCAACTCCTGAAAGGCCAGATCAGACTTGGCGAATGCATAGGTCAGCTTGCCAGTCGACGGACTGATTTTCTGTGGCAGTTGAGCACCAGCCTCCTTGAGCAGCTGAGCGAACTTCTCATTCGACATCAGGTCCTCGACCTGAACGCCTGCGCGTTGCAAAGCTCCAGCTTTGGCGCCGAGTTCCTTTTCCAGTTCAGCTTTGACGCGTGGGATGTCGACTTCCAGTACAGGGTCGCAGAACATGCGCATCGTGATGTCGATCAACCGCAGCTCGTCATCAGGCATATACGGGTACATGTCCCAGAAGATCTTGTACGTGTCTTCCACGTCGTCGATCGCGTAGCCGCCTAGCTTAGCTTCTTCGTCCTTCGTGAGCTGCACTTTGTTCTTGGTGTTGGCCAGCGCATCACGCTTAACCTTGCCGCCATGACCGAAGGACTTAGCCACTGTGTCCAAATCGTGCTTCGTGGCGTGGCCACGTGTTGCACGGCTCATGGACAGAGTATCGACGTAGAAGGCGGGCTTGTGTCCGTAGATCTCCGATGTGACGAATCCGTCAAACGCCGTGTTGTGGCAAACCATCGCGGTCTTCGACCAGTCGATCTCCTTCA